AAATTGCTATCATTAATTTGGCCTTGGACTTTTCCGAAAGCTTGTAAAATAGAATCTGTAGAGAGGATTGGAGAATTTGCGCCAACGGCATAACTGGTCAAAAGCTTGCTTGTAACGACGTTAGACGAAATTGCAGTTGCACTTTGAGTGCCCGTTACGTCACCAGATAGGGAGCCGCTGAAATTCGTTGTAGAGGTGGCAGTAGACGCATTACCGGTCAAGTTTGCAGTAATGGTCCCAGCTGAGAAATTACCAGAAGAATCTCTTTCAACTAAAGTAGAGGGGGTGTCAATTGAGGTACTGGCCGCAACAGCAACGGCAGCAGCTGCAACAGCCGCAGCAGTTTGACCACCAACATGTCCAACGACCGTAGAACTTTGAGTGCCAGTTACGTCGCCGGATAGGGAGCCGCTAAAGCTCGGCGAAGAGATAACCGTAAGTTCGTTGCTTCCATTAATGCCAATAGTTGTGCCGTCATAGAGAGTACTGACAACCTCTTCATTAATACCGATACCGTTACCAGGTTGAACAACATAGCTAATATTAAAAATAACCCAACCAGTTCCATCGTAGTACCAAGTTGTTCCGATACTATGAGAAGACGGATTAGCGTCCAAAACGGTCCATCTAAATTGAGGAACTTGATAGGAATAGGAGTAGAATCCAGGTGTGGCGTTCGTTACTGTAACTATATTATTTTGTTTACCGACAAAACTTCCACCTATAGGTGCGCCAAGATGATCGAAATTGACACCAAACCTATCACCGATCTCAACCATCCTGTGAAGTTCGTCTAACCACTGTGAGCCGCTCCAATAGACAAGTCGTCCTGCTCCAAAGGGAGCCCACAAGCCAGTTGGAGACGGCCCAATAATATAGGATTCTCCGATGATGGGAAATGCGGGAGGTGCGGAGAGACTGTCATCCATTAAATTAGCAGCGAGAATGTTCGCTTGAGGAATAATACCGACAGCGAAATTATCAACATAGCCCTTATTACTAACATCTCCAGGATTAACAGGGGTAGGGACGTTAACAATCTCATTACCGTTCATATTGAGAATGCCGGTCATAGCGTCGCCGGATTTCAATAGATTAAGAGAAGCTGACCCAATGATATTTGCAGTAATCGTGCCAGCAGAGAAGTTTCCACCGCTATCCCTCTCAACTATAGTCGAGGGAGTATTTGAAGAAGTAGCACTACCAAAACCGATAGCAGCAGCAGCGATGGCACTTGCAGACTGACCACCAACAAAAGCCACTACAGCAGAGGCAGACCCTGGACCAGTAGCCAAAACGTCACCGGTCAGGATGGTGATCCCAGCAGAAGGAACTAAGGCAATAGCTGCTTGAAGGGCAGTAAACGTGATGCTTTTATTGACGCCGCCCTGAACCAAAGTATAGAGGTCACCATTAGTACTTGTAGTAGTTACGGGCAGTTGACTAATTTTTTCGCTCGCCATATGGATTTATTCCTCTAGGGTGCCTATAAGGCAGGATAAGGGTAAGATTGCAGTAAACTTAAGGGCTGGATTCGAGCAAAATGCCATCAATACCATTCTCCAACAAGAATAGGTCGCCAGTTTCGAGCAGAAGGAAGCTTTCCACAACAGCGGTGCCAAAGGCCCAAGAAAGGGTCATCCTAGGGTGATGACGTTGAACATAGACCTGCCAAGAGGCCCATTGAGGGGATGGGTAAGCTGGAGGTGGAGATGATGGACCCCAGAATTGGAAATTGTTGCCTAGGGCCTGGGAGAAGCCTGCTGGAATGCAGCCATTGTCAAAGCCGAAGAATGGAGATGGAGGAAAGGAGATAGAAACGGTATAGCCCAAGGCCGTAAAGTAAGCAGAGATAGCGTTATAGTCCGCATTAGTGGGGATCGGTGGCTGCACCTGATAGAGGCCAAGAGGGGTAGCAGTATCGATTAGAGCAATAATAGCCTGTATAAACGCAGTATTAGCCGTCGAGACCGCTAAGTCTGAGGCTGCTTGAGACGATTCATTGGCTTCGGCCTGGCTTGGGGGGAGTAAGGGGGTGGACATGAGGTTAAGATTGGAAAGGGATTAGGGGGCTTCTCGCAGATACTTAAACCTGTACCCATTTGTACCGCGTTGTTTTCCCCGTAAGGTCCTACTTATTCCAGTTATGTTTATATCCAATTCGTCTCCAGCGCTTTGCAGGGTATAGTAGGTTTTACCATTGTTTAAACAAATAAAGGGTTCTCCTCTATTCGCTTCCGATATTTTTTCGCGACTCTGCTTTGACATCCTATTCCCAAAATTGGGATTGTTTTCACCCTTTGTAGCTTTAGAGATTTTTTGTTTTACTTCTTCTGAAACCGTCTTTCCTGTGCTAGAAACAGATATGTTACGCCTTACCTCTTCTGAGCGCGGAACTCCTTTCTTTGATTCACCTATTTTTATTTTAGATGTCTCTGCGTGCTTTCTACCCGTCCCAGCCTTGGATATCTTATCTCTCGTTTCATTCGTAGCGGTTTTTCCAAAATTTGGGTGCTTTTCTCCGCTTATAGATTCGGAGTGTTTTTTCTTCCGTTCTTCTGTCCAAGTTTTTCCTTTACCCGCCTCAGACATTTTTTTACGAGTTTCATCCGAAACCATATGATTGTTTCCACCCGTATGGAGGTTGTATCCATTTGGACTCATCGTATTATAATATTCTATAAAGTATTCTTCGGCCAAATTCAAATCTTCTATGTTATCACATGTATGGATAATACTTTGAGTGAAATTTTCTTTTCCGTATTTCTTTATAGCCTTATAAAGGATAGACCCGGCGCAGCAATGTTCGGTCCACCTTCTTTTTAAGGTTTTTATGGTCTGACCTATATATTCCTTACCGTTAATTTTATTAATAATTCTATAAACGATCATAACAGATAATCAGCTCCCATATTTAACCATAGCAAAGAACATATTGCCGTGTCAATAAAAAAACCCACATATAGTTAAATATGTGGGTTTTAATAATTAGTTGACTTTTACGAATCAAGGGAGAGTGGTTGCTCCGCTCTCTCCGTCCCCTACAGAACTCTCATCACTCACGGAAGTGCCCTTATAGGTCAAATTTATCTTACTCGTTGCACGACTCGTAAAGCTGTTGCTGTTGGTATCCGGCAAACAGTTTACTATGGTTGCCATAGGAGGGCCAGTCGGTGACTCCCTATCTCCTACAGTAATGACTACCGGTCCGAGCGACAACAAATTGTTCAGCGTCGGAAAAGCTCCGAGTAGTTTTACGCCGTGACCATATACGCGAAATCCACTACAAGAAACTGAAACACTGTTGTAGCTCACAAGCGTAATTTCTTGAGCCGCGTAGGCTCCGAGAATATGAATATCTTCCGAAGAGATACTTTCGCTAATAGTACAAGAATCGAAGATGCCAATAACTACAGGCCCGTTCCCAGAGTTGATAGACACCACTGAACGACCACCAGTGATAACTTTAGACGATGCTGCAATTTGAGTTGGAGTGTTAGGCCCAACATTACCCGGACTACCTGCTGCCATAAAATTCTCCTAGTATTTCTTTATTATGATGCCGACTGTTGAACTGCCGATAAGGCGAGATCAATGGCCACAAAATATAAGCTTGTGGTAAGTTTCGCCTCAACAGCAACGAACATAGAAGGTGCTGCGATTTGGATGGATGCATTGCGATACCCGAGCGGCGCGTCGTTGCTTGCCGTGGTCATTTTGAGCTTGCGGTAGTAGTCAAATCTCTGTTGCAAAAAACTCAAAGCGCTTGCTGCTGAAAGATCCGCAAGAGATTTTCCAACCATTGATTGCTGAAAACTCTGTGCAAGATCTAATGAGAGCAAATCCGATAAGTATACACTTTGAATACTGTTATATACGAAGTTAGCATCTAAACCATAAGTTGTTTGGTCACTGACCCACTTGATTCCATTCACATCTTGCGAAAGAACCAAAAGCCCCGCAGTCAACGCATCCGACACATCGAATGGATCTCCATTGTCGTATCCGGAAGGATCAGTGATAGAAACAATGTTTGCGTAGTGATTGCAAATAGACTTATAGAATCCACCAGCTTGCATACCAGCAGCTATAACTGCAGCATACCAAGGCTGAAACAAAGTGTTAACGCCGAAGCTGTTGACCTGAGTCACTTGCTGATCGGTCATGTAGCAACGATACGTTCCAATTCCCTGTGCCTGAGCTTTGGCCTGAGCATAGGTACCATTGAACGAGAGTCCAGCCATACGATTCTTTTTAAGAACAGGAGTAGAGAACTGCAAACAATGGGTTTTGAGGAGTTCATTGATGGCATCGATCGTATACGTGGATGCAGGATCGGTATTCCCTGCAAGAATGTCCGCAGTGGCATCCTGAGAGAACAAAGGAACAATGATGTTACATTGAATCCCAGCAAGCTGAGAAATTGCATTTACAATGTCGATTGCCAACGTTGGGCCGAGAGTTCCGCCAGATAGGAACACACCACTTGAAGGGAATGGAATACCAGCGAACATGATAGGAGTAAACGAGAGAGCTGTATTTGCAGCCATCTGTGTTTGGAATTCATAGGCTGAATCCTTAATACGACCTGGCTGAGCACCAGGAGTACTGGTTGCGATCCCAATAGCACTCACTTGATCCAAGCTAGAAGGTGGAAGCGAGATAGCCGAAGGGGTAGCAGTTGCTGAGTAACCAGGCTGAGCATTAATGAATGCCGCAAGTTGTCCAACCGTAGAATACTGCGAAAGAGTAGCCGACAGATTACCGCCAGTTCCGCCCGTAACCGAAGTAGTCAGGGTAGTCGCATTAACACTAACAGTACCAGTCGTACCCAAGTATCCGATAGTCAAGGCCACCGCAGGGGTAATATCGATCGTGCTATTAAAGCCCGTAGCAGTATTCGTGGTTTGAACTTCGATAGCTGGTTCTTGTGCAGCAGCAAAGTTTCCAGCAGGCAAGCCCAATGCAGCCAAATCACCAGGAGTAGAATCGATCAATTCGAAGCTTTGGCTATAACCTGCAGCGTACGATGCAGGGTTTGCCGCCATGGTCAAAACCACGGTATTCAAAGCAACGCCAGCGGAAGCAGTAATACCGGCTGGAAGTAGACTATTCAGTTCCACAATCAATTCTGCAATATTAGCATGAGAATTGGTGATGACCATACCAGGTGGGAAACCCGTAATGGAATTCGTAGGATAGGACCCAACGTCTCCATGGACAACCGTAGCGCCAGTGTTCGTTACGCCGGTAGCGCCCAAAAGGCCAAATTCTCCAGCAACACCGAGCGGTGCAGATGCCTGAGCATTAATGTTAGTTGCTACGCTGACCGTAACCGCACCATTAAGTGCGATCACGCTACCATTGACTGTGCCACCACCCAAGGTAACACTCGTATTGGCGATAATGTTTCCGTTGAAGGTATTGGTTGCGCCGAGGGTTGCCGAACTACCAACTTGGAAAAACACATTAGCTGCAGTAGCTCCGCCAGTCAAAGCGATTGTCGCTCCAGCGCCAGTGACGAGAGTGCTAGAACACTGAAACACATAGGTTCCAGCACCATTCAGGGTAAGTGTCCCCGAAGCGGCGATAGCAAAGGTTCCACTAGATTCTGAATAGGTTCCAGGAACTAAGGTTTGGCCACCAAGAGTGCTCGATATTGGGGTCGGCGTCAAGGCTTCCAAGGTATTGTATTCTGCTAGAGCATCGGATTGCCCGGTCATAGCAGACGCACCACCACCACTAGAACTCAACGTGATAACATCCGTAGCGCCACCATTCTGACGAATAGTAAAGGTATCGCCATTCAGAGCAGCTCCAAAAGCAGGAACGGTAGTCCCAGTAACCTGAGGAGGAGTTTCAGTATCCAAGGAAGTGATGGTGTAGCTAAAGCCGTTTCCTCCAACACCATAATTCTGTGAAAAGAACACGCCGTAAGTACTGCCAGAGAAGGCCGAGTAGGCAATCGTCGAATCACCAGTTCCGGAAGTTTTAGTTAAAGTCCCAGAAGCTGTAGGAGCGCCGGTTCCGGAAGCGACCAGAGTAGTCCCAGCCGCAATCGTGCTTTCGACCACAAAAGTTTGGTCATTATTACTATACGTAGCGCCAACCGTAGCATTTGCAGCGGTAACAGTAAAGGTATAGGCCCCAACAGGAGAGTGAGCCTCAGTACCTTTATTGGTTTTAAGGATGTAAACGCTAGAAGCCGTACCGGAAATGTCAGGATCGTTCGAAGGAGCAGCGAGGGCATTAAAGGCATCCACGATAGGACCTGAGCCATAAATACTACGAACCAAATTACCCTGTTGAGGGCCGAAGAAGTTCGTCTTCAAATTCGTAACGCTATAGTCTGGACCAGCAGCAGCTTCACCCATCAGGACGATGACGCCAGAAGTGGCAAGGCCGGAAGCCGTTGAAATTACAGTGGTATTTACGTAGGCACCTGGGACGTTGGTCCGAACGAAAGGTGTAATAAGTTGTTGTGACATAAATTTCCCCTTAAATCATTTCAGCAAAATGTAATTTGCCGTGTTCTTTTGTACGGCACGCGTAGTTCTTGTTTACAGAATCGTCTACAGCTCTCATACTTACATTAAAGATTGCAGCGACGGCCCTACGCGAATCAAAAATCTCTTTAGTTTCTAAGCAGATAACTCTCTTATGAGATCCAGGCTTAGATTTTCTCTCAAGTCTATTCTTTTCACACAGAGCTTGAATTGCAGGATCCTTAGAGCGGATTGAAAATCCCTTGATAGTGTCGGCCTTACCACGAATAACGTTAGTAATATTTGGAGCCTTTGCTCCAATGGCTTGAGCTAGATCTTCAGTTCCCGCAAATTCAACCCATACGCCGTTCATCAACGCCTCTACAGGCTTTTTATTCTTGATGGCAGCCGCCAAAGCCTGTTCGACGACCTTCGCCATATGGTCTGGATTGTCAGCGAGCCTCTTCTTCATACCCTCAGAAACCTTGTCGGCCCAAGTAATTTCTCGGCCAGTCATTTTTTGGCTCATTAGGGCTTTAGTTTCTGCGGTGTGGGTTTTTCCGGTGCATGATAGGACTCGTTTTTTCTTCTCTTCTTCAGATTGAATACGCCCCCTTACACCGTGACCACCCGTAGTCATGTTATATCCAAGGCCGCCGCCAAAACACAGACTGTTAAGCTCTTTAATCCAAAAGATTTCCCTATTGTCTAGTTCGGTTTCAAAAGTTACTTCAATGGTCTCGATCTTAAAGTTTTCTGCGCCATATTTACGAATAGCCCTACAGAGCGCTAATTCACTTCCAAGATTCGCAGTCCTAACATGCTTAGAAAACCTCAACTCCACCGTATAAACAGTCTGACCAACGTACAATTTGCCGTTGATGAGGTTAGTAATGAGGTAGATGGAGCCTAGAGAAGCTTTCATTTAACCTTCAATCCGAAATGGTCGCAACCCCTCTTAAAGTCTTCTGGCGAATCCATTTTGATAGTCTTGAGATGCAACCAAAGAGCTTTTTCAAGATTCTTAGCTTCGCCATATTTCTTTTTATTGCTGGCCCAAAACTTGCGAAACTCTTCACGTTTCTGTTCTTCAGTAAGCGACGGGGCTTGAGGCCTATGAAGAGAAGCCCTATAGGCACGAGATTCAGCCAAGGTCATCTCCTTGGGCTTAGACTCCACCATGGGCTGTTCAAGTTGTCTGAGTTTCGTCGGCTTTGCCATTGGTTATCCTGGTAGCTTTGGTTTGGACATTTGGTGGATTTGATCGAGGGTTTGCTGGTGGGAAGACTTAGCTTGCGCCGTTCCAACTTGAACTCCGTGAGGAGTAGCCCCGCGAGCACTGGCAGTTGCACCAACACCGGCAGCGCTAGTAGACGTGGGGGCATCGGCTCTACCGTGTTGTACTGCGGTATTAACGCCTTTTTCATATCCAGTCTCAGCCTTATCCATTTCGGGAGCAGCTTTTTGGCTCTTCTTCATTTCCATTTTACCCATAAACTTAGCGAGCTTATAGGAACCCTTTTCACGATGTTCTTGCTTTTCAGCTTCAGGATTCTCAGATTCATGGGCTTCAACTTCATGTTCAACTTTTTCGCCAAGTTCAGCATCCTGCTTCTCATCAGGGTTCTTTTCGGACATTTCCATATCTTCGGACTTGCCCATTTTGGCTTTAATCGAACCATTGATCTTGTCGGCAGTTTTCTTGGAATAGCCTTCGCCTTCCAACTTATGCTCAATTTTATCCCATTCCCCTTTAGCCAATGGAGAAAGTTTAAAAAGTTCCTGGGCTTTCGCCAGAACCATCATAGCTGCCTGTTGTGGGGTATAAACTTTGTCTGCCATGGGAACTCCTAATAACAATAAGATTGGACGATCACTTTCGTTTGGATCTAGCGTTGCTCAAAAACTCGTGAAGTGCTTGAATACTTTTCTTCTTAAATGATTGATTTTGTTCACTTTTATAAAATTGAGAAGGCTTATCCATCGCCTGTCCAGGTTTTTTAGCCTTAGCTTGCTTCACTACGGCCTGAGAGCCGACCTTATTTGGACTAGCGGTATTTGATTGTGTAGGAGAAACAACACCCGGAACTGGAGTAATCTGAGTTGATTGAAGACCGCCCATGCTGACTTTTTTGATGTTCATCTAGGGTAAGATTGGGGATGATTTTAACAAAATATGGTACTTATAGTTAGAGGCCGAAATCTTTTAGTCAGCTTTTAGCTAAAGATAGGAGGCATCTATTCTATTCCCCTTAGCGCTATTCGCAGATTTAGTTAATATCTGCAAGTTCCAGGGTACGTGTAAACCTCTTACATTTTTGCCCAATAAGGGCAAGATATGATCAACTTCATGGGGAATGCCAGTTTCCTTAGTCTTTCTAGCAGCTTCTATATAGAATTCGTCTATTTTATTGTAGTCTGATTCGGTAAGCCAGGAAGGGGTAGCTTGGATTTTGGCTGCGTTTCTTCTGGCTGTAGCAGAGTTCACCAGCGCAGCATTTTCCTTTTTATAGAGAGAAGACCTCGTATTTTCTTTTTTCTTATTTTCTACATAATACTGAGCATTATACGCGCTTCTAGTTTCTTTGTTCTTAGCTCTAGATATTTCATCGTATGCCTTAGCACACAGCTTACATTTATGCTGAAAACCGTCTTTGGCCCCCTTATCCTTACTAAAATAGCTAATCTCTTTATTTTCCTTACACTTAGAACATACCTTCATATATAGGATATATCACAACTACTCATTTTCATAGGCAATATCTTGAAGAGTTTGCCAATTAACGGTGTCGGGATTCTCAAACGTGTCTGTTAAGTTACTAAGGATCTTCAAACCACCAGGAAAGACAATGTCTTCCACATAGCGATGGGGCTGTTCAATCCATCTATTTTCAACTTGACCTTCAAGAGTGATATCGCGAGCCCAAATTACTTGACCTGCATCTGAATAATCTGGGTCTGGATACATTTTACCAGACTTAACGACGCTTTCAGCAAACCCATCTGCCTCTAACAGGCTTTGACGATATCTCAATAGAGAATACGTAGCTATAGCATGCAACCATAGAAGGGTGTTCTGGTCCATGGCCTTGCAGCTGACTTTATAGCTCTCCTGAAAGAATGTACCACCAATCCTAGCCTCAAAATATCTATACTCTGGAATAACACCATAAAGTGTCGCATTTAGAGATAGTCCCGTTAAAAGTTGGACTTGAGTAGAGCTAACGACGGATTGGACCACATACGCACTGCCGGTAGTTGGATCCACCAAAGCCATCCCAGGAGAAACGAGGTTAAGGGTTTGAGCGGAAGTGAAGGTAAATACACCAAGAGTTGGATCATACGAACCAGAAGTTGGTTTGATGACATACGGGATAGGTTTATTTACTTCCGAAGGAGATAGGTGGATCTTTTCGGTAGTTAAATCGGCTAATCTCTTCATGTCCGGCTTTTCGTTACTCGTACCAATGTCAATTACGATTGCAGGAAATTCAAGTTTATCATCTCGTTCGGACATAACGATATTAATGCGATTATTGGCTAACCACTGAGAGCATGATTCGATTTGTGAACCATAGAGTTTTCTGAGATAGGGATTAGCTACCGTATCCCCAAGAATATCGTTAAGAAGCCAGGGATTCTTTGTGATGTCTTCTAGGCCAAGAGTTAAGGCCGCTTTTATTCTAAGATCTCCAAAAAATAAGCTCATAGATTACCTATACTTTTCTAGAATTTTGGGAAGCCAAGTATTTTCCCATTCTTGAATTGCGAACTGTTCGGCCTTATTGAATGCATCCAAAGGCTCTACTGGAGGATGTATCCACTTTCCATTTTGGTCTTCTGTAACGGTTCTAAAAGTAGTAATAGTCCTTTTGGTAGACCCATCTTTTTGTTTGGTCTGGTAGATGTTTAGCCCATGAAGTTGGGGGGTATTACCCTTTCCAGGAGTAAAACTGTCGATATTCATGCTATGAAGTTTACCAAGCCTAGGACTTCCATTTTTATCGAGTTCCAACTTCTTATATGGAATTCCTTTTTTTGCTAGCTCTGCTTTGACTTTATTCACCATACCTTGCTCGTATCCAGCAGTATTCGGAGACATTTCGCTAGGAGTCTTACCTTGATTCATAGGAACGATACGATATTTCTTGCCATCCTTAGAAGTCTCGATTTCACCCTTACCGTCTCTTTGTGTATTGAGCAGTCCAGGTTTCATGTCGTAGGGGGCGGAGATTCCATCTTCAATCCAAACTGCAGACTCCTTCAAAGTAATAACCCAAAGATTCTCGTCTATTTGTTCGGGTTCGCCGAGAGCCTCTAAGTAGTCTTTACGAAATGAATGGAGCGTTTGGGCATCTTCCTTAATATGGGCATGAGTAGCTATAGCCAACCCTTGGATACCCTTTTTTAGGTCCCTGGTTATGTCTTTACTGAATTCTTCCATGTATTCAGTCAGGCTATCAATATTGAGATTAACTTTGATATCGCCCATATTAAACCTTCGGAGGCTTAATTGGAACGCCAGAAGGGCCTTGCACTCGACCTTGTTTCATATCAATGAAGCGTACCACTCCATTGTTGTCCGTGACTTTCATTTGTCCCTTACCATTAATTCCTTTTTCGGGAATAGGGTCTTTAGCGAGATGGGGAGTAGAGTGTTTTGCCGAGAGCTTTGAGGCCGGGGTAATTCCCATTACCCCGCCGCTTTTGGGTCGGGCTGACCCTCCGCTGGGCTAGCTCCGCCACCAGGAGGGGCTGGCGGTGGTGCTGCAGGCGCGGCCTGTTCCGGTGGCATTTCTTGTCCTGGCTGTCCAGCTTGCATCTGAGGTTTCAAGCCAAGTAATTCGCAAAGAGAGATCATACTCTTAAGCATCTGAATGCAAGACTGATAAAGTGGCATATTTTGCTCTTTAGTAGCTTCCAAGGACGCCTTGTTGGCTTTGAATCCAGCCAGAGTCTGGCCGACCATATCTAGAACTTGCTGACGCTTCTGTTCATTGGCATGGTCGTCGAGTCCACCTTGCATAACGGACGCCATATCTGGTTGATCTTGCTGTCCACCAAAAGCAGCTTCTTCATCCGAAATATCGCCCTTTTGTGCATCGCCAAAGTTTTCTGGAACCGAAGTTCCTTCTTCCATAGCATCGCCTTGCGGTAGTTCCGTATTGTCAATTTTCTGAGCTTCTTCAGCAGGAGGAGTTCCCTGTCCTGGCTGTTGATCAAGCATATCCAAAACTTCTTCAGCAGTCTCATGGCCTTGAGTCTTAGGGGGCTCTTGTCCACTTTGTGCCGGAGTATTTTCCGAAGCTTCCCCATACATTTTTTGGCATTCAGGGCAGTTATCTGGACCATCGCTATCGGGGAGAACATCATCCGAAGACAATCCTGGATTGGCCTGTTCTACGGTTTCATCTTCGCAATAAGGACAGTCTTCTTCTTCTCCACCGGCCTGCTCTGCATTCACGTCCTGACAATATGGACAGGTATCTTCCATACCAGCAGTACCATTGGCATTCTCTACAGCATCAAGGTCCTGACAATATTGACAGTTATCCGTACGATTATCTTCGTTTTCAGCACAATAGGGACAATCATCATGATCTTCAGGATCATGCATTCCTTCGCGTTCGTTAGTTTCAGGAACCGACTCCTCTTCAGACTTATGGAGATAGCAAGCGTGTTTTGCGAATTCGGCCTTATGAAAATCGCAGGACTTGCCGAGATTGGGTTTAGGCATAGCTTTCATTTCGCCTAAGACTTTGCTAGCTCTCCCATGCGCCATTTCCTTAAAGGTTTTACTGCCAGGCATTTTATTTGACATTCTAGCTGCAGATCCGGCTTCACTCCAACTCATTCCTGGATGGGCGGTGCGGTTAATGCCTTTTTGGCCCTCTTCTTTGTGGCCTAATTTTTCATCCATAAATTTCGTGCGCTCTGTAGATCTAGAACCTCTAGCCGCACGTTTATCTTCGGGGCTTTTTCCTTCATCAACCCTAGCCTTATGCAAATCGCAGGTCTTATGGTCTCGTTCGTGCTTATGAAGCTTACAAATCTTTTTCATTTTTTGGCCCTCAGGGTCTCAAGCAACATTTCTGCGTTTTCTGGATCCCAGCCTCTGGAAAACTTAATTTGGATACCGTCTTCAGATTTTTTAATCCAAATTTTACGGTTTTGATCCTGACCCATACAAATGCAGCCTGCATAGGTTAGGTTGCCAAAAATTTCCTGCCCACAATCCAAGCAATCTCTGGTCTCGCTTTTCGCAATCTCAACATGGTATTCTTGCGTCTTAGGCTTCTTCTTACGATCTAAAAATTCTTTGAGAGGCGAGCCCTTCTTTGCAGGGGCTTCTTTTTTCATTACGTCTTTAGCCTCAAGATTAATAGGTCCTACTGGAGCCGAAATATGCGGTACCGGAAGAGGTCGCGACATTTTGTCGTGATTAGTGTCGGGATGAACTATAGCTTCGGCCAATTTGCCCATCATAAGCTTGTGGATGGCTTCACGTTCGGCCATCTTATTCTCTACAACCCTAGACACCAAACAATGAAGTTCCATTCGGTCATCGATCAGTTTTTGGACTTCACGCTTCGTATCTTCAGAAAGACCCGATTCGTTCTTGCTAAGACTGTCGAGATCGAACAGCTCAAATTTAGATAAAAGGGCAGCACCGATACTAGGAATAGACCTACCGTGGAAGAAGTCTCTACCGTTACCCCTAGAAAGGCTGAAAGAAAATTGATCGTCGCCAGTTTTCTTAATACCTAAAAATTCTTTTTCTCCAAAGGGTAAGTCTATCTGCTTAGTTTCACCCTTAGCCATAGGTTGAAGTTCGCTAATCAATAGGGACATAACAGCCCTAGGAACGACCTTCAAATCAGCCATGACCCTATCGGAAGTCACGCCTGTACTCTTAGCTAGAGTTCCCAAAAACTCTTTGTCTAGGATCCGATTAAGGAGGTCGTCATTCTTAGCCATTTTTTTTATGAAGAGCTTTGAGCAGCAATCCAGGTAGAATCTTCGACAAGGTAAACAAACATAGTGGCTGCCGAAGTGATAATCCAAGTATTGTTACCCATGGAGAGATAGGTCCAAGAATTAGGAGGGCAAGGAACGCCAGCGTTACCGTTAGCGTCCACAGCGCCGAGTGCCTGAGAAGTAACAGATGGGGTGTTACCAATAGTGACAGTCCCAACAGCTCCGGCATTGTTATAAATTGCAACATTCATGCCAGCCTTAGGAAGGCCAGTTGCAGCCGTTGCTTGAGTGGTCCAGCTAGTACTCGTAGGAATTGGGATCAGGTGTGGACCGACGTTAAGGGTCTTTTTGGCCCCAGAATGGTAGTTATTCTCAATAACATCAGCATCATATGGAGAACCATCCCCAGCAATACTCGTAACGCGCCTGTATTTAATACCCATAAAATTAATTCTCCTTAGAGACTATATCAGTTAAGATTGGAGAGGTTAGCTCTCCGACCCATCTTCTTTAAAAAGCGTCATATCTACTATAATTGAACTGGGATTAGGAGTGACAGTCCCCAAAGGCTCCTGGACCGCCCGATCTGGGGTTTTGGATAGAGTGGTGTTCTTAGGATCGCCCTTGTTCTGGTTATGGTATAGGTACTCTCTTTGTATGGTAGCATTATATGCCATACGTTCAGCCTGACGTACTCCACCTTCGGTAACTACAGCCATACGAACTTCCTTAGGAAGGGCCACAACATAGAAGAAAGCCTTGTAGGTATATCTAATGCTGTATACGCGACCTAATCCCGTAGAAGGGTTATGGCCCGGATTTTTACCTGTAGCGAGCCAAGAAATATTCCCTTGAGGGGTGATCACGTAGTCTAGGCCCTCAACATACTGGACATTGTTAGAGTCATAGATAGGAAGGTCCATGCAAATTATTGGGAACATCGGAGTATTAATTCCAGATTCGTAGACCATCTTCTGATAATTGATCACCCTAACATCACAATTGGGGTCAGAAACATAAACTCTATCTCCCGGCGCAAGAAGGATTCTGCATTGGTTGTCCTGAGGGTTAGTGTTAATTTGGCCAGGAGTGTCCCTACCCATATCGTAGAACCTGGGAAGAATTAGATTTGATACGCTAGGATCGTCCGTACCGCCATCGGTCCTGCGTTTATCTCTAGTATTGGAAACTTCTGCGGCAGTGAAATGCCCCTTAAAGATGTATATGGAACCGTTTGAAGTTATAGTGTCAACTCCTCCTTCTCTGCGGTAATCACCCCTATCGTTCAATCCAATAGGAGAAGGCATGCAGGCATAGTGAGCATACGAAATTCCCTGGCTCAGAACGAAACTATCGTCTTGATTTAAATTAAAAGAGGTCTGCACAATGGGGCAATATCCGTTGATGGACTGCAACTGTTCTCCTTTAGGCGGCCTTATACTCACTGGAACCCCCTAAAAAATCTAGACAGCGTTTAATGCAGCCTTCTTTGTCTGCATTCCACTCCTCTTCCGTAATGTGAATAATATTAATACCTATAGATAAAAAATGAGTGTCTTTGATCTCATGGTACCGACGGACATCGTCGTCGGTCCACAATCCCTTATTTTTATTTCTTCTCATGTATTCAAAAGAGTGATAGTAGGTCCCATCAAATTCAATTCCTCGATTAAGTTCTGGGACATAAATGTCCAGATCGAACCTTTTTATATAATCCTTATCGGGAATAGTAACCTTAGAACCCCTAATTTTCTTAGCGGTAGGGTATCTCTTAGAGATCTCGCACATCAACCCCAATTCTGCCACCGATACTGTACCCAATATAACCATATGCGAGCATACTCTATCTAAGATCTTTCTCCTTCTAGCTAAGATATATGCTGAGTTACTGCCGTACTTGAATTCCGCTCGTGTTTTATACTTGAGAGCCTCTTTAAAAATCATATCGTCTGTCCAATAAGTATACGCATCTTCCATATGAGCACAAATTTGCTCTAAGACACTCCTTCTAATGGCCGTCCTGTATGCAGGATGGTTTCCTTCTCTAAATTCCGCTCGTGTTTTATACTTCAACGCCTCTACACGGAGCATATCGTCGGTCCACCATACATAAACACAGTCCATGTGAGAGCAAATTTTATCTAAAAGACCTCTTTTGCTGGCAACCTTATAGGCGGACTTACTGTTTTTGGCAAAATCTCGCCTACTCTTATATTTAAGAGCTTCTAGAGCAAGTTCCGTATCAGTCCACACATTTTTCATTCAATACTCTTCAAACATAATTGTGTCATGTTTTCAAGGCGTTTGTCAACATCTTTATGGTTTCGAACCAACATAGAGATCGCTTCATTCACTTCAAGGTTTCTGGAGGCTTCCGCAACTTGTCTTTCGAACTGGTAACTCTTTAGAGAATTGTTGGAGTTAACCTTAATGTTCATTTGACATCCAACGCCATTTTTTACGATCCTGTCCATTTGATCGATGAAGGATTGGATTCTGGAATCATCAGGGCTATAGTCGATGACTACTTCCCTGGCACCCTTAACTTGGTACTCCAGAGGTTCCGATGGATCGAATTCAAACTGGTCGTGGCTAGTTACGATCTTGATACACATATTATTTCATCCTCACGATTTTCATACCAGAGGACAAAGCTTTTTCTGAAACAGCGCCAGATAAACAAGCTACGAACTCTTTAGAGGCGTCCATGGATTTAATCAAAAGGGCGCTATTCTCAAAAGTAGCCTTCACAAGACCGACCTTGATGTTCTGTTTGGTCACAAAGAAGTCCACAGAGGCACCATTTTGTACAGAATAAATGTCATGACCGGATTTACGAAGATCGTCTGTAAGGAAATGGGAATGGCTTTCAGCATGCACGCTTTCATGCTCCGATTTCATCAGCATTGGCTGAAATTCAGGATGGCGCTGTTCGATAGTGTAACAAAGGATAGCCTGATGACTAGCAGCACCTAAAACATCTTCTCCGCCATTTTTACCAACGGTAGTTGCAAGATTTAGTCCACCACGAAGTTTCACTAGATTTACTTGCTTACCATTAAGCATTCCGAAAGGTTCAACCGATGCTACTTCATTTTCTGAGATTTTCATATTTATTTTTCCTTATCGTAGGCTTCGCGAATCTTTTTCACATGGAAGTGATTTTTAATATCTTGCTTATTCTTTTTAGCTTTTAAAGCGCCAGAAATTCCATTAAACCAAGCATATCCAGCCTGTTCTGGATCGTTGCCTAGGCGATGTTCAATATGGGTAAGATGCCTATCGGCGATAGTATCTTCAAGTCCCTTATTGTCTCTCATATAGTTGCTAAGATTTTGACCAGTGAGAGCTAAAGCTTTGCCATGTTTGGTCTTGAGGTCTTTGTGTCCCTTGATAGTATCGTGGATAGTATTAGGCATTAAGGCATATTTTCCATACGCTACCTCGCCATTAGCAGCAGGCTTATGGTTTGTATCTGCACCATTTCTACTCTCAACTTGAGCCATTGCTCGCAGCATTCTTCCATGGTCATAAGCTTGGGCTTGCGGCTTTGGTTGCTGAATACTAGCTGGAGCCCTATTTCCCGCATCTGAAGTATTAGTTCCGCCAGCTAATGCACCGGCCATACCAAGAGCAATACCTGCGTTTTTGAGAGCGCCTTTTTCCAAAGAAATAAGGATAGATTCGCCTTTCTCTAAAAGTTCATTTCCTGTAGTATTGAGCTTATCTCTTAAAAATAGCGCTTTCTTTTCATCTTGCAAGTCTTGCGAGGTTGGTTTTTTAGGGCCATCCATCCCTATCTTATGGTTGTATCCGGCACCATTAGAATTGTGGGTGCCATGGATAGTATAGTTACCAACATTGATCTTATATCGGCCTTCACCGTGCATATTTTTAGGATTTTTACCGGCTGGATTAAACGAAGACTGAGACTTAATGCCATGCATTCCATTTAGACCGGAAATAAATTGGTGAAGATGACCAGACGCAGCATTGGCATGAGAGCTTAATAGCGCCGCCGCACCAATAGCGGCCGTCCTTAAAGCACCCTTCTCAAGAGGTACTTCTTTTTTGCTGACTTTTTCAGGCAGCTTCTTCCCCTTAGTCGCTTCATCCCATTCATGAACACCAGCTTTACCGCCAAGAGCTTTTTCGCCCTCTGCCGTGTGGCCCCAACGTCTCTGGGCGTCCGATACGAATGGTTTCATGAGAGGGTTAAGCTTCTCAGCTTTGTGCATTGGGCAAAGACTATCTTTTTCAGATGCGGCAAGCTTACCCATTTGAGGTTCGTAATTAAGTTTTGCTGTAAGGTCTCCTTCATCAGGAACCCTAGGTTCAGCGGAATCTGGCTCGTGATGGTAAGTCTTGATAGTTTGCGGCCCACGCTTAAGCTCAGCATTACCAAATTCAATACCGGCCTCAAATGCGGTTTTTGCGCCAGAAGCCTTGATTTCGTCATGCAAGTCTTTACTGACAGTAATGTGAGCCTGGAATGCATAAGGAACTGGATCGCCCATACCAGCGAACTTTCCATTTAGCTCTTTCATTTTCTCAGCAGAATTCCCGTGGAGCTTGATTACATAAATATCGTCGCCGTTTTTACCTTGGAACTTTCCAGGTTCAATCTGGGTATTTTTAGCATCCGGAGGATTAAGGGGAAGATGTTGGGCTAATTGGTGGATAGCGTGCCCATGGTCCTTCTCCTTGTTGAATACTTTGATAGTTGCATGATAGCCAACATTATTTACTGGATTATGAGACTGCCCATCAATTTTTACAGGGAATGCGAGCATCATACCGGAATTAGCTCTAGAAGCATAACCCTCGGAATCCTCGTTCTTGTATAGATTTGATAGATAGCAAGTCATATCTTATTATATCACTTTAAATGTTAGAAATCAAGAACTTCTGCGAGAAAGTGGCTTTGATCTTTCCAAGTAGTTCTTTTTTCTTCAATTCCAGCTCTTCAATTCGAAGCTGGTAGATTCTTGGACCAGGCCCTGAAGATGACTGAGAAATTCCATCGCGGGAAAGGGATTGAGATGTATTAATAAACATAGTAGCAATATTGCCCAACATATTGATGGCAGCAATCGTACCTATTGCATCATTGACAACAGTAGGAAACTGACCCTCCACCTTAGAAACTGAACAAGTATAAACAATTTGCCAAAATCCGGGCACAAATGTTAATTGTGAAAAAACATTAATATATGGTATACCGCCATAAGCTCCCACCCCACCGCCAGTCGCGACCGAATAGGCTCCAAGAATTGGTACCACATTCACTATACCCTTTGAGAAGTTACTACTCTCAAGCCAAGAACTGGGGATCTGAAAGACCTTGTAGCCATCCGAACTTACGATCGAAACATCCTGCACACTCAGTACAGGGCCCTGCTCAGTCTTAAGATAAATGAACGATTTATAAAGGTTGATATCGAATGGAACCTTATCGGTAAACTGTTCTCTGGTCAAGGTGATCTTGCAAAGCAGTTCAACCTCGTTCATCGCTAAACGGATTTGATCCTTGATGTCCTCAGCACTATAGGAATCTCCATTAGGGAATGCCAGTGGGATACCCTTCAAATACCTAGAAACCAAAAGTTGTGGAGTAAGAACGGGTTCCGACCTACTCATCAATCCAGAGGTACGAGTACAATGGACTGGGTATCCTGCTGCGTAAAATTGCTTATTAGTAGCAAAATCAGGTGCTACTGGAGTACCACTCAAAGCATCCAAAACTGGAGGAAAGGGCTCATATGGGGCCTGTGGTTGGTCAAAAGGAGGACCTACTGGTGGAATTGGAGGATTAGCCATTAGCAGCACCCACTGTTGAAGGATTCGACTGCGATCATATTTTGAACAGTCCAATTCCAAGTCAAGATGCCCATAGTCAAGCTAAACATCACATTCCCACTGGCAGGAGCCCTACCAGCTGAATTATAGCCGGGCAAGGTGATAGAGAACACGGAGCCATCGTTTGGATCCTGGGTGGCCGTATAGGTGAAGGTGAGGCTAGGATCAAGGCTAGGAAAGGTTACGGTCATAACTACGGGCTGATTACTAGAGCCAACACCAGCAATGAATCTTTGTGGTGCAGTTTGTATGGCAGCATTGAAGAAGCCCCCATTAAGAGGGAAAAATGATGCTGGAGACGCCGTATTTTGATTGTCTAAGTCAAATAGTTGAAAATACAAGATATTTGGGTCTGTAGCCCTGATTGTCCATTGACTTGATGTCTGGAAATCGTTAATATCGGCGAAATTGATGATTGGTACTGAGGTTAGACGCATTTTATACCCCTAAAGAGAATTCTATAGAGTTAAGATTGGCAATTGAGGATTTTGGTTGCAAAAGGAGGTATTTGAGGGTAGGATCGTGGGTATGAGTGATATAGTTAAAGACATTTTGGCCGTACAGGATCGCCTAGCAAGGACGACATTTGGCCATCTTTCTCCAGAAGACGTTAATTTCATTAGGAGTGTAAATACCTTGAAAACTGTGCCAACTGAGACCGTGGGAACCACCGAACCCCTACAAACGGAAAGAGTGGAGTATGTCGTAGCACTTAAGGAACTAGCCAAGTCCTATGTCGGTCCAGAACAGGTCCTTAATTCATTCAAAGAACACAAGGATGTAGAATTTCCATGGATCGACAAGCCACTTCAGACGGTAGAGGAATGGACTCAGACCATGAAAGACCATGTAGGGAAAGAACTTAAGAAAGAGCTGGAATCATCGCATGTAGGACAGGATAAGGCTATTCGATACGACCAAAACAAACCCCAAATGGACCTTTTGTCGCCCATCGCTATGTTTGGCCTAGCTCAGGTCATGACCCATGGTCTCAAGAAGTATCCCGGAAGTCAATGGAAGAAGGGGATGGCTTGGAGTAAAGTTACGGCTAGCCTTTTGAGGCATTTATTCAAGTTTATGGCTGGAGAGGACATCGACCCAGAGTCGCTTTGCCCACATATTGATCATGTGGCTGCTAATGCGATGTTTCTTCAAGAATACTTCAGGAAACACAAGGATTTGGACGATCGGATGAAGACTGGGTTGGAATAGAGCTTAAGAAATCATCTTGTTGTTTTTATGACGATTTTCTTCCTGCGTAATAACCCTCAGATTCCAAGGTACGTGTAGACCTCTTACGTTTTTACCTTGAAGCGGTACTATGTGATCAACTTCATGCGGAATTCCAGTTAAAAGAGACCACAAGGACGCAAAGATATAAAAATTCTGCATTTCTTGAAGCTGAATTTTGGTCAACCATTTGGGAACGGCCTTACGCCTCGCAGCCCTACGTTTAGCCGTCTTAGCATTGATCTTCCCAGGATTGGCCTTTCTGTACTCTTCAGCGTATAGGGTTAAAGATTCCTTATTTTGAGCCGTATGAATGGCCCGACTTGCTGAAATCTGTTCTCGTTTTTCTTCACGATATTTTCGACCATACGCGGTTGCTTTTTCAGGATTGTCTCTATTGCGCTGAGTAGTCTCGGTGTTGTGGCATTTTTTACAAATAGCTCTTAAGCCATCTTTGCCCAATTTAGCCTTACCGAAAAACTTAATTTCTTTGCTTTCTTTGCATTTAGTACAGGTCTTCATATAGATAAGATTATCTCACCTATGTGCATCGGTCAACAAAAATAAAAATCCCCCGGTAAGCATTGCCTACCGAGGGACTTAAGATATCTAACTATTCGGAAAGATTAGGTATAGACCTGTCCTTGCAGATTACCGACGATTGCGTTTTTACGAGGACTTTCAACAGCAAGCGTAGTCCAACGATAGAACGCGTTGTTGATAGAGAGCTGCGAGATGCCGAGCTGGAGTTTCTTGAATCCCGAAAGCTCGCCCATATGGGCTGAGTCACGCTGAATCAAGAATCCAGTGAGACCGCCTGGGCTAAGGTTACCGAGATCGGTGAACGAAGCGCCCGATGGGGTGGCCGCGATGTTACCAATGAACAGTTCCGAACCAGGGCTACCAGCATTACCAGTACGGTAAACGCGGTAGTAGAGAGCACCGGCAACTGCACCGATCGTCAAAGTCACCTTGTCGCCCGTAGCTGCCACAACGACAGCCGTAGGAGGATTCGACGTAGGGCCTTCACCGACCTGGTTCACAGCAGCGACAACGTAGCTATACGTGCCAGCGGAGATCAAGGAACCAGCCGCGCCAGTGTCAGCACCGGAGAGCGTTGGAGCTACAGGAGCGCCAAAGATCTGCTGATTGACAGGGCTGATCTGCTTACGAAGATATTGACTCATCTCCAACGTAATCGCACCGCTCGAAGTCCATTGGGTACGCAGATGCGAACCGGTAGCTTCCTGAGGAGAACCAGCGAGAACGATACGTTCTTTAGCCTGGCTGATCTTGTTGTAGGACGAGAGGGACGAAGGGTCCAGCATCAGCTTGTCCGCACGACCCATGTTAAGGGCAGAACGAACCGAGATGTCTTCAATGAGGGATTGCGTCAGAGTGCCGCCACCAGCAGAGAACACAACCGTTGCGCTCGAACCGTACGAAGCGAACATGAGATCTTGTCCGTTACGTTCATAATCCGAAGCGCGAACCTGAAGGTCAAACCCGCGCATGTTGGCAAGAGCAGGAACTAGGGCAGGATTGCCATCGAAGACTCCGTTGTTTGAGAAGTCAGAGTTACCTGCGAACAGGTCGAACTCGATATCTTGAGCGAGGTTGAGGGCCGCATCCTGGGCCTGGCGCTCTTCAGCGGTAACCTTGTCAAACGTCTCAACGGCATTCGCAACCAGCGAATGTTCGCGCGTATCAACGTAGTAAGCCATAGGCACGACCAAGCGAGCAGCTTGACCGGTTTTCTTGGCTCCCAGCATACCTTCGTAAGCAGCTGAACCGCCGAAACGGCCAACCGACAATTTACGGTTATACTGGTAGAGGTTGCTCTTCGTATTACGAACGTCGAGCATTTTCTGCAGTTTGATAGTTTCTTCGGCAGCGGTCACGTTCACCATCACAGGAGCGAGATCCTCGATCTGGTAAGCGGCACCTTGCACCAACGTGCTTGGTGCGGCATTGTAACTGCCCGCCTCAAGCGCTTTCATAAGGGACTGAAGTTGTTCAAGCATTTTAATTCTCCTGTTTCTTAAATTTTGTCACGCTTACTTAAGCAGATGACGAACTGTTTCGACGTTTTTACTGAAGTAGTAACTGTTAATGGCATCTCTGTCCGACTTAGAAAGAGAGATATCTTTCGCTTTAGCCAGAAGCTTAGCGTCGATCTCACTCTTTTGGAGAGGCTTTTCGCTACCTTCGTTACCGCTTTTAGCGATAATGTCCAGTGACGTGATTGCCTTACCTGCAGGAGCCGTTTTTTCGACGAATTTCGTCAAGAAAGCAGAGACTGCATCCAAGTTTTTCTTGTACTCATCGCGTTCCGATTTGAGCAAACTAACTTCAGAACTAGAGTCCTTTTCAGACTTAGCCATAGCTTGCATATCGCTAGATGCTGGAGTTTTGCTACTCGCAGCTTCGCCATCTTTAGCACCACCGTTTGGACGATAGCCCTGAGCATCTTTAGCGCCATCTTCCATTTCAGATTTAGCCATAGCACCATCCATGCACTTACGGACTGCATCGTGATGAGCTTTCAGTTCAGGTCCAGACATTGAAGAGTACATACTGTGCATATGTTGCATATCTTCGTCATCATAGCCATGATCCTGGGCTTCGCCATGAGGGTCATCAGAAGGCTTTGCGTTTTCTTTGCCATCGGCAGCAGAACGCTCTTCTTTGGATTCTTCCTTGCTTTCTTCTTTAGCGGGTTCCTTAGAAGTGTCCTGTTGATGCTGGTCTTTAACACCTTTATCTTCAGGCTTTTCGTGTTCCATCGGCTTCTTTTCTTCTTTAGATTCTTCCTTCTTAGGAGGGAATTCTTCAGATTTGGCAAGACTGAAAGATTTTTCAGCCTTGGCAAGATGAGCCGTGAACTCGTTCGTCACGTCGGCTATCAATTTGTTGAGGTCTGTTTCGGTATACATAATTTGGTCTCCTCTTATGATTCCAATTATTACGTGTTACCTTGGAAGCCCCAATCAATACTTTTGAGCGTCTGAACAGGAGTAGCAGCATTCACTGAAGCTTCAGTAACAGCCGTACCATTTGCAATAGCAATTTCCTGAAAAACAGTGCCAGTGCGAGTAATTTCAAAGGCAGCGGTCGTATAATCAGCAGTCGTAGGGAATGGAGCGCCAGCGCTGTTCAGCTCATAAGCGAGTTGCGTCTGAGTAGGCGTGAAAGGGTAAGTCGTATTGCCAAAAATATCAGTCGTAGGATTGATATTCATCAAACGGATGAAGAGAACGGGCTGACCTTCAGCTTCGTTACCGCCATGGCTACCGAACAACTCGGGCCAGCCCATCGCGTCTTGCGCAGCACGCCAGGTGTTGATTCCGGCGCTATTCGCCATACGAAGAGAGAGACGGTCTTGAAGGTCGCGAGCGACGCCAATGGCATGATCAAGTGAGTAAAGGGCCATGATAAATTCTCCTTAAAAATCTTATATTTAGTACTAAGTTGCCGCTTCTATCGATAAATGCGGCTTAACCAATTGGTTTCAAAGGTAAGATTCGTATTACGAAAAAATAGTGTATGAAAACATATAGTTATTAGAAACAGTTTTAGTAATCAAAAAACAATCCCATGATATAGAACATTTGAATCGAGACAATCTTATCTATATGAAGACCTGTACTAAATGTAAAGAAAACAAAGACTTAATCAAGTTCTCTAAACGCAAAAAGGCTATGGATGGCCGTAGAGAACATTGCAAGGAGTGCGAAAAGAAAATTAAGCAAGAAAAAAGAGACGAAAAATGGAAACTCATGCTTATCGCGGATGAAGCCCGTTTAATTCGTGAGGAAAAACGTAAAAGCGATACCAAAAAGAAAATTGAAGAAAAAAGAAAACATGCCGAACTGGGAATAAGAATTTGTACGAAATGTAAGGAAATCAAGGACCTAAAAAGTTTTAAGAAAAGAAAGTTACGCCTGGTAGAAGGCCCTAAGCCTGGATTTGCCGCAATTTGTAAAAAATGCTATAGTAAAGAGCAAGTCCGTTATGCGAAGGAAAGAAAGAGGGTAGATCCCGCATTTAAACTTAAATGCAGCCTGAGAACTCGCATAACTAATATGATGGCCCAGTACGTAAAAACGGGAATAAAAGAGCCTAAATCCGGTTCCGCTGTGAGAGATTTAGGCTGCAGTATAGAAGATTTTTGTAAATATATCGAATCCCTATGGCAATCAGGTATGTCCTGGGATAACTACGGAAATAAGGAGGGGCAATGGAGTCTAGATCACATATTCCCACTTTCCAGGATCGATCTGACAGATAGAGAACAATTCTTAAGGGCAAATCACTATACTAACCTGCAGCCTATGTGGCATATTGAGAACATCATTAAAAGCGACAAACTCCTCTCCAATCTTATCTATTAGAGGTATTTTTATGTCGACGTTTATTCATGGTTGCGCTTCAGTCCAATCTATTGATACTGCTAGTGAAATCGTAGATATTCGTGGGCTAGACATAACCTCTCTTGCTCGCAGTGGAATTTTGAACTTTGAGCACGATCAAGGCAAAGACGCTGAGGGTAAGCTTATTACCATTAAGCTTCCGGCCCAAATTGTCGGAAAAATCCTTAAGGCTAAGAAGCTCTTTAGTTCCAGCGACTGCACCACCCCCAGCGAAACATACTTCTGGAACAAAACTAAAATCCCATTTGTTTATATTTTGGCCGAACTCCTAGATGATTATTGCGATAGCGCCAGGGAATGTGCCGGTAAGTTTAAATACAGCAAAGACCGTCCAGACCTACAGGCCATTTTAGGTTTCTCAGTTGAGGGCTCAGAGCTACCAGGATCCAGGGTCAATAAGATTTTGATTGGCAGGTCTATTGCTCGTAAGGTCACGTTGACTTCTACCCCAGCAAACCATATGTGTATAGCCGAAATATACGATGAGGCCATGGATTCTGCGGTAAAAGATGAGTTTGAATCCCTATTTCGATCCGAACAAGAAGCGGTTACATTATTTAAATCGGACGAAGGCTCTAGACTTTACGATCAGTTCTTGCTTAAAAAAGAAATCGATTTCAAACATACTCCAAAATTCGGCCCCATTAGTTCAGTAGCTAAGATGCCGGGCATTCCTATTGGGCAGACTAAAAGCGGCAAAGATGTAATGAGCCATCTCAAGCCTAACGACTATAAGGGTTGGTCTACTCAAGACCACAGAGACGCTGGGAATATTCACTATTCTAACGCTGAAGCTGGTAAGGGGGTTCCAGGTGCTACCCATTTTGATAGCGCTAAAAGGCACTTAGCTTTTGCTAACAAAAGTGAACCCATGGCTAAGGGAGAAGATCTTAAAAAAGACGCTAACATGGCCGCTCCTCCAGCTGAACCAAATGCTGCTAATGCTCAATCTATGCAAAATGGAGGTACATCTGGCGGGACATCTTTTAGTCAAGCTATGTCCAATCTCTCAAGCGGACTCGGGCTTAGCAAAAAAGATAAATCGAAACAAAAACCTCTTCAGAAGGCCGTAGAGGCTGGAAGTTATAATGCAGCTCCTTCCTCATTAGTTAATGGCGCAGCTTATCAGGTTGAAGGGCTTTCTTCAAAGCAAGCAAAGACTGGAGCTGAAGATCACAATTTTCAGGGCACCAAGAAAAAGACTGATTGGAATAAGCGCTCTAAGGACGAGTACGAGCGTTGGCCTCAAAGAGAAGCTTTTGAGAAGTTTATGTCTGCTAGGATGCCTCATCTTGCTCTTGGAGAGATCAAGGCTGTTGGCCGCGCTCTGGCCCTAAGTAAGTCTTTAGATCTAGAGAGATCCTTAATTCTACTTGTTGACAAAAAACGTAAATAGTTCTATGATATAACCATATTATGTTGATTTACATGATAACCAATAAAATAAGCGGAAATCGATATATCGGACAAACAGTCCAAAGGTTGGAGAAGCGATGGTGCCAACATTGCAATCTGACTCCCAACTCTAAACACAGAAATATGCCTATTGTGAGAGCCATCCAAAAGTATGGCAGGGAGAACTTTGAAATCAAAGTATTGGCTAGATGCGCCTCTATTGAAGAAATGAATCACAGAGAAGAATACTACATCAAGATATTCAACACGTTATCTCCCAATGGGTATAATTTGGACAGCGGTGGTAAAAATAGAAGGACCCATCAATCAACCAAAGACAAGCTGTCTAAGATACACAAGGGAAGGCCGGGGAAAGCACCCTCTCAAGAAACCAGAGATAAAATAGCCAAGGCTAATTTTGGTAAAAAGTGCTCGAAGAAAACTCGAAATAAAATGTCTGAGTCTAGATCTGGGTCGAACAATCCTAATTTTGGCGGCAAATCCGTTACGGAAAAACAAAGGCAGGCATTAAGAGAGTATAGTACGGGAAGACCCTCTCCTAGACGTAAGAAAGTACTTTGCGTTACAACTGGAACAGTTTATCCATTTCTTATGGAAGCCGCTAAAGTATTGGGAATAAATTTTCAGGCAATTGCTAGAGTTTGTAGCGGCGAAAGACCTCACACGCACGGACTAATTTTTAAGTATATTTAGTTCTTTACTTCCTAGCCGTCTTACCATATAGTCTTAGATGTAGCGGGTGTACTACAGGGTAACACCCCATCCAAGGATAGGGTTCGAAACCGATTCCAGAGCGCTATTACTGCCAAGGATTCTTGGCGGGTAAGTGTTTTAGCGGCCCGCTACATTTTAAAAGGAATCTTATGCCTAAAGCTATCTTGGAATTCAATCTCCCCGAAGAACGCCATGAATTCGAAACAGCCTCAAATGGCCAAAACTACCTATCCGCCCTCCATGATCTCGATAACTACTTGCGTTCTAAGCTCAAGTATGAAGAATTGCCAGATCAAGTTAGGGAAGCTTTGCAATCCACTAGGGATGAGCTTCACGCTATTTTGCTTGATAATGGTGTAGAGATTTAATTTGTTCTTGCTATTCTATTCGACATGATATAATCTTAGTTGTAAGGCAGGTTTGAGTTAGTATCCTTGATTGACGTGGATACGGCTTAGACCTAGATAAGGAGCCCCCATGCTATACTTAAACGGTCTTCCCGTTCCCACCACTATGTTTTCAGACAATACCTCTCAGGTCTGGAAGCTCCCCGAAGAAATCCTCACTACAACCAATTTTGCTCATGTAACTTGGGAGTTTAGCAATGAAGGTGAATTCCTTCAACTTGCTCAACTTAAGTTGCTCCTAGATCATTACGATTTTAGGACAGTACTCAGACTTCCCTATCTTCCTTATGGTCGCCAAGATAAGGAGCCTAGCAATACCGCTACATTTGCTCTTTATGCCTTCGCTGAACTTCTCAACCATCTTGGGTTCGAGGAAGTTATCTGCATGGACCCACATAGTTCTGTGGCCGAGGAGCTTATCTATAATTTTAAAGCTATTTACCCTGTAGATAAGATCTATGAGGTCGCAAAGCTTGTAGAAGCAAACCTTTTCTGTTATCCAGATGCTGGCGCTTTCGAGAAATATATCAATCTGCTTAAGGGTGGCCATATCTATGGTGAGAAGGTTCGAGATCAGCTCACCGGCAACATTACAAGCTATAAACTGATTGGAACGCCTATCGGAACTGTTCTCATAGTGGACGATATTTGTGATGGCGGTATGACATTTAAACTTTTGGCCAAAGACCTACTGGCTGCGGGTGCAAAGAGCGTGGTGCTCTTCGTGACTCATGGGATCTTTTCGAAGGGAACTAGAACTCTCTTCGAATCGGGTATCCAACGGATTTTCACTCACGCTGGTGAAGTAAGTGAACGTCAAGGCACAATTCAAATATAGGATATTATATATGAAAAATCTGAACGCAATGTTGTTGGCCGATTTCTATAAGGTTAGTCATAAAAATATGTACCCGGTTGGTACCGAAGTGGTGTTTTCAACTTGGACCCCTCGTGCTAGCCGTATGAAAGGCGTTGACGAAGTGGTAGCCTTTGGTCAGCAAGCTTTCATCAAGGAATTTTTGATCGATTTCTTCAATCTGAATTTTTTCCACCAAGCTAAGGCCGACGTAGTTAAAGAATATTCCAGAATTATCAAGAATACTCTAGGGGTTGCTAATCCAGAGACAAAGCATATCGAAGAGCTGCATGATCTTGGGTACCTTCCTCTTTTGATTAAATCTGTCCCAGAAGGGACTTTGGTACCTTTGCGGGTTCCAATGATGACCATTCAAAACACCGATAAGCGCTTCTTTTGGCTTACCAATTTTGTTGAGAGCTTGGCTTCCTGCCAGCTTTGGCAGCCTTCGACTTCAGCAACTATTGCTGGAGAATATCGGAAGATCTTGGATGAAGCTTCTCTGAAAACGGTTGGAAATACTGATTTCGTTCCCTTCCAAGGGCATGATTTTAGCTTTCGCGGTATGTCTTCCCTTCAGTCTGCAATGTCGAGTGGGATGGGGCACCTCCTCTCCTTCGTTGGTACGGACACGATTCCCGCCATTCAGGCCGCAGAATACTACTATGGAGCCAATGTTGAAAAAGAGTTGGTTGGGACATCGATTCCAGCCACCGAGCACTCTATCCAATGTAGCTACGGTAATGACTTGGAATACCTGACTCAAATGATGTCCGTAGTACATCCTTCGGGCTTCGTGTCCATTGTTTCCGATGGGTATGATTTCTGGGATGTTATCGGTAGGGTTATTCCAGCCCTTAAAGACAAAATCATGGCTCGTGATGGCCGTGTTGTCATTCGACCTGATTCCGGTGACCCAGTTAAGATCGTTTGTGGTGATCCAGATGCACCTAAGGGTAGTTTGGAGTATAAGGGCGCAGTCGAAGCCCTTTGGGATATCTTCGGAGGCACTGAAACCGGAAAAGGATATAAAGTCCTCGATTCTCACATTGGCCTGATCTATGGAGACGCCATCACCCTTTTTAGGGCTAAAGATATTGTAACTAAGTTGGCTGAAAAAGGATTCGCTTCCATTAACGTGGTTTTTGGGATTGGGTCGTATACCTATCAGTACAATACTCGTGATACCTTCGGATTTGCTCTCAAGAGCACTTTATGTGTCATAAATGGCGTTGAAAAGCAGATCTTCAAAGACCCAAAGACTGATGATGGAATCAAAAAATCTCAAAAAGGTAAGGTTCATGTCTACAAAAGTGGCGGAAAGATTACCTTTAGCGATGGCCACGACCTAAATTCGGAGCTTTCAACGGATCTCTTGCAACCCATCTTCAAAGATGGTAAGCTGGTCCGAGAAGAAAGTTTCGCTCAAGTCAGGGCAAAACTTAAGGAGAACGCAAATGGGTGATGAAAAGTTTCATTTTTTCTACGGTGGACCCTTTAGCCAATGGTATAGGAGCGTATTTGAGATCGATGGAGTAAAGTATAACTGTGCAGAACAGTATATGATGGCTATGAAGGCCACTTATTTCAATGATACGGACGCCTTAGCCAAGATCATGAAAGCTCATGACCCTTCTACCCAAAAAGCAACCGGTAGGATGGTTAAGAACTTTGACGCAGAGTCTTGGGATGCTGTGTCTAGAGGGTTCGTTTATAAGGCCAATATGGCTAAGTTCGCAACTCCTTATTTGAAGGAATTTATTCTTTCTACCCATAATGAGGAAATTGTTGAAGCCAGCCCTGTAGACCGTATTTGGGGTATCGGGCTGTCTGAAAGAGATCCTGACCGATTCGATAAATCAAAGTGGCGTGGCAAAAATTGGCTTGGTGAAGTTTTGATGAAAGTCAGGGAAGACTTGAGATCTGGAGCTAAAAGCTAACATGAAGGTCATTAAGTCTCCACAGGCATTCCCTAAAAAAGTCTTTAAGGCCTATCGAACTCCATCTGTATTTCTAGCCGGAAGCATTGAAATGGGTAAAGCCGTTGATTGGCAGACTCGTGTAACTAACGAACTATCCGAAGAGAACGTCCTCATTTTGAATCCCCGAAGGGACGATTGGGATTCTTCGTGGGAGCAAAAAATAGAGAATGCTCAATTCAAGCAACAGGTGGAATGGGAACTTGACGCGCTAGAGTATGCCGATTGGATCCTGATGTATTTTGATCCTAGTACTAAGTCCCCTATTTCGCTGCTGGAACTCGGCCTATTTGCTGAAACTGGAAAATTAATTGTATGCTGTCCAGAAGGCTTTTGGCGTAAAGGTAACGTTGACATAGTTTGCGAAAAATATGGAGTGCCTCAAGTTGACAGTATTGAAGAGCTAATTGAAAATCTTATAGGAGAACTAGAGTAATGAGCAACGTAACTATCGTCAAGGGTTCCCTTTTTGATGCCCCTAAGGGTTCCATTATCTGTCATGCCTGTAACTGCCAAGGAGTCTGGGGTTCAGGTATTGCCAAACAATTTGCCCAAAAATACCCATACGCATACAAGTTCTACAATAGAATTTGTAACGAAGGTGGGGACATTCTTGGGTCATGCCTTCTTTTGGATACCGGAGATCATACTATTGGATGTCTTTTTACCTCGACTAACTTTGGTAGTAAGGTAGATTCAGTCCCAGAAATCTTGGATGCCACAGCCGACGCTATTGGAGATTTGATCTGGCAAAATACGGATAATAAGCCAATCCATATGTGCAAAATCAACAGTGGCTTATTTGGCGTGGACTGGAATTTGACACTTGAGGTTCTGGAGTCATATCCAGAACAAGAATTTACCGTGTGGGAGTTCTAGTTGAATAAAAAGCCTGAAAGAACAATCCTAAACATGTCGCAAATGACTGCCTGGCTAAACGCCTACAGTTGCTGCCCTTACTGTAAGGGAAATGAGTTTTCAGACAAGACGGACACCTGCGTAAACTGTGGTGCCCCTAGAGCTAAAGTTGAAGATTTTGGTCGAGATGCGAGGGAAGACGAATGAGCCTTTATAGTATGGGAGATTGTGGTCATTCTGTTGAGTTTGGCTCTAATTGCCAACAATGCGAATGGAACGAATTATCTAAGAACATAGAGGACCTAAAAACGGAACTTGAGGAAGAGAAGAGAATTAACCGTATCCTACACTCAGACCGTAACGAAGTCTTTAAACTGTGGGATATGCATAAGTATAGGCTTTATTTGGCACTTGAAGTATTAGAGAAAATATATAGTGGACTGCCAAGCTACGGCCTTCTTGATGGTAGCGGAATTGATGCTCGTCTGGAAGTAGATAAAGCCCTTGAGAAAATTAAGGAAGAATGAGTTAAGGAATAAAAAATCTGTGCCCATCCGGCTTAAGCTCTCGATAATCTAAATGAACCCAGTTACTAGCAGGCTTATCCTCACATCGCATAGCCCAAGTATCCAATAGTTTTTCTTTGACCAAGATATCCCTTACTTCATCACAGGTCATCCCCATAAGGTCCCAGTCCATTGCCTTCCCCTCAGAATGAGCTGAGTGAAGTGCTCCCCCAATAGCCTTATTGTACTCAAGTGGTCGATAGGTAACATGTGTATTTATCGGCTTGTCAAAATATTCCCTAACCGTATCCATCTTTTTACCAAGCTCGATGAGATTAGCTTTAACTTCCTCATTTAGTCCGTCAGCTTCATTGGCCATACGTTTCCAGGTTGGAAGATAAATCATATCGTGGACCGTAAAATACTTTGAAACTTTTTGAGTACCATCTGTCCAGTCAATGGTCGCTGGTTTGGCTTCTTCGGGTTTCGCTTCCTCAGGCTTAGGCTGCTCTTTTGGCTCTCCAATAGGAATACTGACCACTGCCTCTTTTTTGGTCAAAAGCCCCAATACCAACTCAAGCAAGCTCTTCCACAAGTCCATAAATACCTCTTTACTTCTAATAGATTCTATCATAAGATTGGAGAATGAAGTTGAGGATTCAATTTGGTCTTCTAGACTCAAAAGAAGTTTTTTGGTGGCAGGAAGTCCTTGATTTTCCTAAGCTTATTAAGTTTTGCGGCAAGAACTTCGAATGGGTATTTTATGGATCAGACGATAGCAATGTTGTTGACTATATCTTAACATTTTCGGACCTTCCAAGCTATCATTCGGAGTACCATACGGACTGCGTTCGATGGACCGATCTATTCCCTGAGCATGTTGGCGGCTGTGAATGCGGATCTAAATATGATCGAAATGGTCCAACGCATATGTTTTATTGTAAAATGTGGAGAAAGAATTGAATATGGTACTGCCTACTTTGTATAAAAAGGGATCTACCGGAGCCATCCAATTTTGGACTATTGTTGTGGCTCAGGCTTGTGAATGCGAGTTTGACAATAACGATAAGGAAATACCAAAATATTATGACATAGCGGGTCATTCAGATGCAGACAATATAGGTTATGCGGGTAGAATAAAAACTTTTTATGGACAAGTAGGAACCGAAAGCCCACAAACTACCGTTGACACTATCTTCGAAGGTAAAAATACAGGAAAATCAAATCAAACTACACCGTATGAACAAGCTCAAGCAGAGGCTAAAGCCCGTTGGGAAAAGAAAAAGAAGTACGGCTATGTAAACTCTCTGGAAGCTGCCGAAAAGGGAGAACTTGACGCTTTGATTGAAGGAGGAATTGTTCCTATGCTTGCCCACACCTTCGAAAAACAGGGGAAGAAAATCAAGTATCCTTGCTATGTCCAGCCTAAACTTGATGGCCTGCGCTGCATCGCCATCTTGGAAAATGGCATCTGCACTTTGTGGTCAAGAACCCGTAAGCCAATTACTAGCTGTCCCCATATTATTGCTGAAATTGAGAAAAACTTTAAAGAAGATATCGTGCTTGATGGTGAGTTGTATAACCATGATCTTAAAAAGGATTTTGAGAAGATCGTATCTGCGGTACGTAAAGAAACGCCAGAAGAAGGGTACTTGAATGTCCAGTACCATATCTACGACCTGGTAAATAACAGCTCTTTCGACAACAGGACTCTTTGGTTAGCTAAAAAGTTCGCTTCTATGAAAACACCAAATTTTAAATACCTTAAGCTCGTAGAAACCCATATGGTTGAAGACGAAACTCAGGTTCCAGATTGGTTTTTGGAGTTCAGCGAACTTGGGTACGAAGGTGCAATGCTCCGCAACGCCGCAAGTCCATACGTGAACAAAAGGTCCTCAGACCTGATCAAGGTGAAGGAAATGCAGGACGATGAGTTCGAGATCGTCTCTATCGAAGAGGGGCGCGGAAAACTTCAAGGTCACGTTGGAGCCTTTGTGTGCGTGAACGACGATGGACAAGAATTTAAGGCTAAGCTGAAAGGTGACACGGAAAAGCTTAAGACTTACTTTGAAAACCACTCTCTCTGGAAAGGTAAAAAGTTAACCGTACAATTCCAGGATTTGACTTCGTATGGAATTCCTAGGTTTCCGGTGGGATTGAGAATTAGGGAGAGCGAATAGTATGGGCGGCGGAGGATGGGATCATTGGGACTGGGAAGACGATGCGCAAGACAAAAATTCTAGCAGGTACGAACGTAAATTAACTGATTTTAGCGCAGAAGAACTCAAAGAAGCCCTAGAGAAAGTAGAAAAACAGGAAATTTTACGCAAAGAAGTAGAGCTGGAAAGCAAGCGTCGAATGAAAGAAAATAGGATTTTGCAGCTTAAGCAAGAGTTGGCAGAACTGGAAAAGGAATGAATGTCAAAAACTAAGCTTCCTCAACTCTCTATCAAACAGCTTGAACTTCTAATCTCCATCTCCCTCAGGAACAGCCTTGATGTTCTTGGCAGAGAAGTCGAAGATGGCTACCAATTCCTCATTGTCCTGGACTGTCTAGCTCCCGAAGACTGTATTCCACATGACGAGGTGCCGGATGGAGAAGAAGAGACTCAAGAAATCCTTGAATGTCATGGCGTTACTGAGCTTACCGATTTTCTAGCCAACATTCTTGGGATGCGCAAAGACGATGTACCAGTTAGGGCCGTAGATACGGTATCCATCAATAGTAAGAACGTTGGAGAATTCCTTGAAATTTTGGACGGAATGTGTCGCTATTGGGATGACATTTTAGAAGATTCTGAAGAAGTGAATGTTGAGGGTAAGAATGTGGTTCCTGGAAACGAGACAGTAAACTAATGGCGATAAAATTTAATTACAGGTCATTTCATTGTGTTTGCTTTAGTTGCTATAGAAAACTAAATATAATAGGGGAATGTAAGTGTCCAATCGAAAGAATTCCGGACATTAGATCTTTTTGGAACGGCAAGTACTATAAAAATCTTTTTATGGATGAATACGGCAATGTTTTCCCAGGAGAGGATTAATATGGTAACTCTAAAACAATTGATGGAAATGCTTATCACCCTACCCGAATCTGTTC